CGAGGCCACCGAGGCACCGGCAACTATCCCCACGTCGCCGATCGTGTACGCGACCGTCCGCAAAGAAACCCCACTTCCGACCGCTGCCGAATACATCGCAGCAGCCGCCGCAGGTGGCTCGGCATGGCTCGACATGTCGGCCGCACTCCGCGCCGCCGCGCCCGATGTGGTCACGACCGACACGCCCGGCATTCTGCCGACCCCGATTGTTGGCCCGGTTTACAACAACTTCATCGGTCGTCGCCCGGTCGTTGACGCGGTTGGTGTAAAGGCGATGCCCGGCGGCGGAAAAGTTTTCATCCGTCCTGAGGTCACGACTCACACAAGCATCGGGGCGTCCCAAACCGAGGCCGCCACGATTCAGTCGGGAACCTTCGTGGTTTACAACAATCAGGTAACGAAGCAAATTTTCGGCGGCTACGTCAACGTGTCAGAACTCGACATCGACGCCACCGACCCGAACGTGGTCGGCCTGATCCTTGATGACATGTCCCGCATTTACAGCAACCAAACGGACAATTACGCGGCGGACAATCTGGCGTCGGGTGCAACCACAACGAGCAACTTCACGGCCGCATCGGCGGGAGACCCGGCTTATTGGTCGGCATGGATCGCGGCGTCGGCCGCGTCGATCCTCTCCGCATCGAACGGCAACCTTCCGACGCACATGTTCGTTGCGCCCGGCATCTGGCAGGACTTGCTCGGACTCGCCGACACGGCGGATCGTCCGTTGTTCCCCCAGATTGGGCCAATGAATGCGTTCGGTCAGTTGACTCCCGGTTCGACAAGCGGCAACGCTTTCGGCCTTCAAGTCGTCGTTGACCGCAACTTCGCCTCGGGAACCCTCATCGTGGGCGACGCATCGGGCTACGAAATCTTCGAACAGCAGAAGGGCGCAATCAGCCTCGATCAACCGACCACGTTGTCGCGTCAGATCGCATGGCGCGGCTACTTCGCAACCCTGATGATCGACGCCTCGAAGTTCGTTAAGGCCGCGTTCGTCTGACCGACAACTGATTGCATCAAGGGATTCTGAACAATGGCAACCTTTACGATTACGCACGTAATGAGGCTTGACGGCTACGCCGTTGTTCAGACCCTTGAAGCAACCGAAATCGGTATCGGACAAGCGATCAACATTTCGGGCCTAGCCCAAACCGGGTTAAACGGCAATCAAACCGTTCTCGACGTGCCGACCGCCCGATTTATCGGCGTTGACACCGAAGGCGATTGGTTGTTTGATTGGGACGAACTCATTCCGAACCAACTTTTGTTCGCCGACGCCGGGGACGACATAGCCCGACAAGCCGACTCCGGGACGTTGACATGGACGGAAGTTTGCACGTGGATCACCTCGAGCGACGTTCTCTCATGGTTGGGCATTTCGGCCGCTACCGCGAACGACACGACCTTCGTTGGGGTATGCACGGATGCCGCCAACGCATGGGCCTACAAAGCGCGGAAATCCGCGGGTTACCAAGGTGAGTCGTTGACGACCGCGCCGAGTAGTGCCGTCAAACTCGGAACGATCATGTTTGCGGGAGCCCAATACCGTGAACGTGGGGCCGTGGACTCGTTCGCATCGTTCCAAGACATGACGGCCGCAACCCCGATCGGGTCAATGGGCCAAATCATGCGGCTACTTGGCATCCGCCGTAGTCAGGTCGCCTAATGGCCGCAACAGGCATTTTTGCCGAGGCTCGAGACACCCTGGCGGTTTCGCTTGACGCGCTGCAATTGCGAGTCGTCACCGACCCGCGCAACGCCCGGCCGCTATCCGTAATGATCAACCCGCCGACGTTTACCTGCATCAATAACAACGTTGCAGATATTCGCTTTACGTTGCTGATCCTTGCGGCGCCACCCGGCAACCAAGACGCCGAGGATTACCTAATAACGACCGCCGATACGATCATGAATTCGCCCATTTCCGTGCTTGACGGGCGTCCCACGATCGTTTCCGTCGGCGGCCAAGACATACCCGCATACGAACTAACCGTCGGCATTTCAACCCGACGCAACTAGGAAGGAATACAAATGGCAGCATCCGTCTACCTGTCCCAGCCGCAGGTCACAATCGCCGGAACCGATTTCACGGCGCAGTGCTCGGCCGTGTCAATGGAACTCGGTTACGACTCGCTTGAGATCACCAGTTTTGCCGATTCTGGGCATCTCATGGCACCGGGCCTTCAAACAGTGTCCGGGTCAATTACCCTTTACGTCTCTTACGGCGCAACCGAGGTCGAAGGCAAGATCGCCGACGCCCTGGGCGACGGCACGACCACAATCGTTGTCAAAAAGGCGTCCGGCGCGGTCGCCGCAAACAATCCAGAGTGGACGATCTCAAATACCATGATCAGCACCGAACCGCTGGTCTGGAACTACGGCGAGATTCAGGTCATGGAACTTTCGTTCGAAGGCGGAACCTGGGTTCGTGACGTAACCCCGTAAACATTCACCCCCAACCGTGCAAAGGGAGAACAAATGCAAATCAGAATCAGCGTAGATACAGGCGAAGGCGCAAAAATTGTCGTCACAAACCTTTTCAACGTCATGCAATGGGAACGGCGTTACAAGCGTCGCGCCGGGGAACTGGCGCAAAGCATCGGCGCCGAAGACCTCGCATACCTGGCTTACGAAGCGTCTAAAACCGCTGGGATTGTTGTCCCGGCAGTATTTGACGACTACGCCAAAAAGATCATCCGACTGGATGTAATCGGCGAGGACGACACAAACCCTTCCCAAGCGGCACCTACTCTCGAGGCCTAGCGGAACTGCTAGTCGAAACTGGGTACTGGCCGCCGGAAATAGAATTCACCGCCGCCGATCTAGCAACAGCAATCGACGTAATCAATAAGCAAAGAAAGGGCAAGAAATGACCGCAACAGTACGAACCGAGTTTGTCGGGGCGTCTGACGCGATTAAAGCCCTACGCAAAATCGACCCCGATCTGCGTAAAGAATTCACCCGCCAAGTCAAAGAAATTGCCGGGCCGATCGTCCGGGCCGCGCAATCCGCGTACCCTGAACGGTACCTGTCAGGCATGGATCGCAAATGGGCGCCCAAAGGCAGGTCTATCTTCCCGTATAACGCGAAAAAAGCCCGATCGGGCGTACAGGCAAAGGTCGACACCCGACGCGGCGCACACAGCGTTATAGCGGTCACTCAAAAAGACCCAGCCGCATCCGTGATCGACATGGCCGGGAAGAAATCATCCAACGCCCTCGGGCAGCGTCTCGATCAATACGGGCGGCCTTCCCGCGTCATGTGGCCGAGCGCCGAAGCCAACCTGGATGCCGTGCAACGCGAAATGTCAGCGGCCGTCAATGACGTGATGCGCCAAGTAGCAAAGGAAGTTGGCTAATGGCAATCAAAATCCCGCTGATTACCGAGTTTGACGGCACGGGCATAAACAAAGCCGTAAAAGAATTCAAACAACTTGAAACCGCCGGGGAAAAAGCCCAGTTTGCGATCAAGAAAGCCGCGATACCCGCAGCGGCCGCGCTTGGCGGCCTGGCAGTAGCCGGGTTTCAAGCCGCCAAAGCCGCAATGGAAGACGAAAAATCGTCTGCGGAACTTGCCCGACAGTTGAAAATTTCGACTAAGGCAACCGACGCCCAGGTGAAATCGACCGAAGACCTGATCGGTCAAATGACATTGGCAACAGGCGTTGCCGACACTGACCTTCGCACAGCGTTGGCAACCCTGGCCCGTGGCATGGGTAGCGCCGAACTAGCGCAACAAAACCTGAATTTGGCGCTGGACATTTCGGCCGCCACCGGGAAAGACCTTTCCAGCGTTTCGGAAGCCTTGTCAAAAGCCTATAACGGCCAGACAACCGCCCTGGCCAAACTCGATCCGTCAATGCGCGGCTTGGTCAAGGAAGGCGCGTCATTCAACGAAATTGGCGCGATCATGGCCGAAACGTTTGGCGGGGCCGCGTCCGAAGCCGCGAACACTGCCGAAGGTCGTTTCAAACGAATGTCAGTGGCGATCGGCGAAACCCAAGAATCAATCGGCGCCGCGCTACTGCCAATTATCGAAAAATTGCTGCCCGTGCTCGAGGACGCCGCCAAATGGGTTAGCGAAAATACCGACCTTGTGGTGGCCCTCGGCGTTGCGTTCGGCGGTATCGCGGCGGCCGTCCTGATCGTCAATACCGCGATGAAAGCCTGGACAGTCATCACAACGGCGGCCACGGTCGCCCAAAAAGCGTTCAATCTGGCTATGGCCGCTTCCCCGTGGGTTTTGGCCACTGCCGCAATCGTCGCAATCGGCGTCGCGGTTGTCGCGGCGTACAAGAAATTCGAACCGTTCCGGGAGATTGTCGATTCGATCGGCCGCGCACTAAAAGCCGCATTCACGGGCACGGTCGACGCAATCAAAACCGCCGTTAGCGCCTATCTCACGATCTACAAAACCATGTTCAACACGATTGCGAAAGCCTGGAATAACACGATCGGCAAACTGTCGTTCAAAATCCCGTCGTGGGTTCCCGGCCTGGGCGGCAAAGGTTTTGACGTGCCCAACATTCCCGAACTTGCCGAAGGCGGCATCGTCCGGCGGCCAACCCTGGCACTGATCGGCGAACGCGGCCCCGAAGCCGTCGTGCCTTTGTCCCGTGGCGGTGGCATGGGCGCAACAAACGTCGTGATCAACGTCAACGGCGGCGACCCACAATCCGTCGTCGACGCCCTACGCCGCTACATGCTGCAATCTGGCCCCGTGCCGATCAAGGTCGCGGCCTAATGGGCTACCAATGGCAGTTGTCGCACAGTTCAAACCAGGGCACAACCTGGACGGACATTACCGACCAATGCCAATCCTGGACGTACCGCTACGGCCGCCGAGCCGTGACCGATCAATGGGGATCAGGCGGCGGCACAATCGAGGGCGTTACCCCGTCAGCGCTGCCGACTATCAGCGTCGGCGACTGGATCAAGTTTCAGGAAAACGCCGTCTATGGAACCATTTTTGTTTTAGCGGTCGCGGATTTTGCTTGGGTCTATAACCCGGTATCGACCGCCGATACCTGGACAATTACCCTCGAGGACGCCCTAGCCCAAATCGGACGAATCTATTTGGACACTGACGCCGTTATCCCCGCCGGGTTCCAATGCGGCGCCGCGGCATGGGGTTTAGCAACGTCCTATGGCCTGAATTTCGACTACTACGGCGGCAACAGCACCGTTTCAGCCTTTAGCGCACCAAAAGGCACAAGCGGATCACAAATCCTGCAAACCCTCAGCAATCAAGCCGGGGCGTATATTCAAGCCCACCGCGTCGACCTGGGCGTGAAGTGGATCGGTTACGAATCGTTGCCCTGGTCGGGCGACCCAGACAACCTTTTCAGCACAACAGCATTCACCGACACAACCGGGAACAAATACAGTCAAATAGCGTTTGAAGGCTTAGCGGATTCATTCTTCGACCTGATTTTCGTCAACCCGCAAGGGCTCAATTCCCAATCGGCAGGTACCGGGGTACGGGCCTACTCCCAAGACACCTACAACGAAACCGAGGCCCAAGCGGCCGACTGGGCGAATTATCTGTCAATCCAACTCGGTTCGGCGACCAAAAGCCCAAGCCAAATGCTGACACTCAACCAGCAATGGCCGACGCTGATCAACCCGACCGCGTTGTTGCCCGGCAACGAAATCAGCGTCACTTTGCGCGGCAACACTTACGCGGCCGTGATCGAGGGCGGCACGATCTCGGCGACCCCGGCACAAACCCGCGTCACGCTGAATCTTTCCGACCGCGACGCGCTGAACTATCTCATCCTAAACGACGCCGTTTGGGGCAAACTTGACGAAAACCGATTGGGGTTCTAATGGCAGTCAAAACCTTTACTAGTGGCGAAGTGCTTACCGCAGCCGATACCAACACCTACCTGAACAACGGCGGCCTGGTGTACGTCAAATCACAGACCATCGGAACCGCAGTCGCGGCACAAGCGGTAACTAGCGCATTTTCCGCTGATTACACGTCATACAAAATCGTTGTTAGTGGCGGCAGTTCGACAAGCGGATCTGCTTATATGACGCTGCAATTAGGATCAGCAACGTCTAACTATCGGTATTCCTACGTTTATGCGACCCTTTCAACACTCATAGCGGCGCAGGGAACCGTTACAGGATCAAACTTTGGTTATGTCGGCGCAGTTGGCGGCGTACTTTCCGCGGATATAACTATAAATAATCCTTTCACTTCAACGTTTACGACTTGTCAGGCATACGCAGGAAGAACGGGTAACGACGCGGGACATTTTCTCGGGTTTCAAGTAGATACGACATCTTTTACGGGTTTTACAATTGGCGTAAGCGCGGGAACGATGACAGGTGGCACGATTACCGTTTACGGATACCGAAAGGCCTAACGAATGACTCGACCGAATATCGGCATCGACGACGAAGTGCGCGAAATGACCGAGGAAGAATACGCCGACCTGATCGCGTCGGGTTGGACATTTGAAGCCGAAGAGGAGATCCCAAATCCATGAAAACCCGCGTCGCCATCGTGGCGGCGCTAATCACCGTGCTAGTTAGCGGCTGCAACAACAAAATTTGGATTGATTGCCCAACAACTACCGTGATCAGAACCAAAAACAGGGCATTGATACAAACCCCAACCAATCCCGACATGACGACCCTTCCCGAAAGGAACCAGGCGGCGACATGCTAGAAAAAATCAGACCGACTCGAGCGCCCTACACGCCCGAACAACTCAACGCCCGGCTACGTTTTTGGGTCGGGATCACCCTGGCCGGAACCCTTGTCTTGACAATGGTCGCGGTATTTATCAATCTTTTGTTTATCCCGCAAGGCCCAACCATGCCAGAAACAGACAAAGAATTGCTGAACCTGATCAGCCCCATTGTGCTTTTCTTGTCCGGCACACTTTCAGGCGTCATGATCTCAACCAGCGGCAAAAAAGATTCTGACGGCGACGGGATACCCGACGCATGATCTCGAGCGCCCAATACAGCGTTGACGGAACCGCCGTCAAGATTGCCGAATCAACAGTCGGAATGAAAAAAGCCTATGTGCACGTTGTCGGCAACCAGACCGTTTACCTGGGCAAAAGCAACGTCACGTCGACAACCGGGTTTTACGTCGACAAAAACGCAGGAATCGTCACAATCACACTTGCCAAAAATGACGAACTGTGGGCAATCGCGGCGGCCGGACAAACCGAAACCGTTACCGTACTGATCGGAGACTGACCAATGGCCACAAAGAAAGCCGCCAAAAAAGCGGCCCCAAAAACCGAAACGGCAGCACTAGCCGAAAAGCCCAAAAAGGCTTCGAAATACCCGTACAAAAAACTAGTTATCCCAGCGCCATTGGCGGCCGTCCCGAACGGCAAACTGTCCGGCAAAATCCTGGCCCCGGTCAAATGCGGCGGCCAAATGTACGTCGACGCGGCCGAAGCCTTCAACCGCATGTTTGACCTGGCGATCCAGTCGGGGATCAAACTGCGTAACGTCGGCGACTATCGATCGTTTGACGCGCAATACGGCCTTTTTATGCAGCGCTATTCCAAAACGGATCAGGGCCGCAAACCGCAAGTAACCCGCACCTATGACGGCGCGACCTGGTATCTCAAGCCTGGCATGTCGCCATGCTCGACACCGGGCAAAAGCAACCACGGGCTAGGCCTGGCAATCGACCTGGACGTGACAACGGCAAAAGTGCTCGACTGGTTGTGCGCAAACGCACCCGCGTTCGGGTTCTATCTGCAGTCCGACGACCCGTCGTCCCCCGAGTTTGAAGCCTGGCATTGGCAATACTGCGGGTAATCCCCCAATAGCGCACACTCCCCCGCTAAGGTGATTGGGAGAACTCCCGATCCCGACTAAAGGAGAAATCATGTCCCATTACCATTGGGGACGCCGTTAGGCGTTTTGCGGCAGCCGTGCTAATCATCGCCGCATACAACCCAAACCCCGTTCAGGCCGCCGTCGGCCATGACTGCGCCCGGTACGTCAACCTTGCACGGCAGGTCGGTTGGCCCAAATCCGAACGCGCCAACCTGGCCCGGATTATGTGGCGCGAATCGAGGTGCACACCCACGGCGCATAATGCCGCCGATCCCTGGGGCGGGTCTTACGGCCTACTTCAAATCAACGGATCAAACGTCGGTTGGGCAACCCGAAACGGGTATATCCGCAACCGAACCGATCTAACCAACCCACGGCGAAACCTGAAAGTTGGTTTAGAACTCTGGAAAATCTACGGGTGGCGGCCGTGGGGAACCAGATCATCAGTCACAACCCAATAACAGAAAGAAGCCCCGACAAATGACTTTCAACCTGAATGATTACGAACCCGTAGCGGCCCGTCTAGCCAAATGGCTCGAGGACGTAACAAAGCATCATGAAACGCCGCGAGTCGTCACCGAACTGACGCACCGGGGCGACGGCTGGTGCGTGTTCAAAGCCGAATTGCATACCGTCGACCAAAACGGCCGCGATTTGCTGGTCGCTACCGGGTGGGCCGAGGAACACGCAACCGAACGCGGCGTCAACGCAACCAGCCACGTCGAAAACTGCGAAACGTCGGCGGTCGGCCGCGCCCTAGCCAACGCGGGGTTTGCAGGGTCAGACCCAGCCAAACGGGCATCACGCGAAGAAATGGGCAAAGTTGTACGCATGGGCGGCCACAAACAGCCCGTCACAACCCCTACAAAGCCCGGAGAGCCGCGAACAGCGGTCGGGTCGGCTAAGGATGCCTCGGGAACAGGGAAAGCCACACAAGGCCAAAAAACCCTGATCAACACAATGGCCCAGGAACGCGGTTACGCCCTCGGAATGTCCCTGGACGAAGTGTCATTCACCGAAGCCCAAGAATTGATCACCATGCTGAAAGGAATGAAAAAACAGTCATGAAAAATCTGATCGTGAATCTGATCATGGCGGCCATTGCGGCCGCTTTCGCATGGTTTTTCGTCAATGCGTTTGACGCCTGGTACCAAGACAAAGAATTGCGCCGAGCACAACGCCGCGCACGAAAGGAAAACCGTTATGAATGACCCACAACTGGAAGCAACCCGACAAGTCGTCGACGCGATCCTTCAACCCGTATCCGGCAACCTGCACGACGTACAGCGCCGTTTGCTCGGTGAATGCGGCGAACAACTATCCGACGCATACGAACGAATTGACCAACTCGAGCGCGAATGCCTGAAAAACCTTTTGACGGCAACCTGGTTGGCGGCCTATCTCGAATCGGCTGGACGCGACGGCGGCCCAATCGAACCCGTCAGCCGCGACAAATGGCTAAAAATGGCAACGCCGCCGGAGACACCGTGAACGAACGACAATTTCAAAACCAGGTGATCGCAATGGCGATCCTGTACGGCTGGAAAGTGCACCACGTCCGGCCAGGCATGACCGCCAACGGGCGTTGGATGACCCACGTTCAAGGCCACACCGGGTTTCCTGACCTGGTACTGGCCCACAAGGAACGCGGCCTAATCTTCGCCGAACTCAAAGCCCAAAAAGGCCGCCTCGAGGACGACCAGATCGATTGGCTGCGCACAATCGACGCCACCGGGGCCGAATGTTACGTCTGGCGGCCCGACGATTGGCCCTTCATCCAAAGGCGGTTTCTCGGTGTCGAAAAACCCGCTTGACAACCACGAATGCCGCAGTTGCGAGTTTTACCGCTGGATAGCCCAAATCTGCGTTTTAGACCTGGACGC